GTAAAGAGAATTTTTTCAGCCATTATTAAATTAGGAACTATCCCTAGCTTTTTGTCATATAGATCAGAAGCTCTAAAATCTCTTCTAAGAAGTTTTGTCAGCTCACTCTTAGTGATTCCCTTCTTATTTCTTTTAAGTACTGCTAGGACTTTCTGAGACTCTCTATGGAATCTAGATTGAATTAAATTTTCTGCAAAAAATGATGCAGTCTGTTCTATTGAAGCTTCCACATATTTTCTAGCAAACTCTACATCTGACTTTTGAATTATAGGAGCTGGATTAGCTACAGGAGAATTAGCACAGGCTGAAATTATCATTATCTTTTTTGTCTGCTGATAAGCTCTAAGGACAATCGGTTTTATAGTATGCTCACAATGGTATCCGAGTTCATGAAAGTGATACATTGTTTCTTCTAAATATTTTACAGCATCAGGAGTAGCTGGAAGATTTACAGGATCAGGTCTACTTAATTCTTTTACATCTACATTGTCCTGACTTTTATTTCCTGTTTCAGTCATATCTATTTTAGTATTTAAAATAGATTTTTTTCCCCAGTAATGAATCCAATTTTTTAACTCTTCAGTTAATGGATAACAAGGAGGTTCTATTAGATCTGCTTTTGAATCATCGAATACATAAAGAAACCTACCTCCAAATCCTTGCATTAAATTATCTGAAGAAAATGTTTTAGAAAATGATGATGGAGTAGTAGCTCCCATTAATGTTAGACATGGATTAAAACACATTCCTGTAGTTCCTTCTGATGTAGTCATTCCCATGAATAATTCACCTGAAGAGTTCCAAATTTCTGTAAGAGTTTCGGCCATACCTGACATAAAAACATTGTTAGTTGTATTAACAGCTCTAAATAATTTAGAAACTTCATCTATTGTATCTACTCTTTCTCTTTGAGCTTCAAATCTTTTTACTATAGACTTATCTCCTCTATAGTTATCTAGTCCTACATATTTTAATAATTTCATTTCAATTAGAATTTTCTTTGGAGCTTTTAAAGGAACTTCTTTACCTTCTCCTGATTCAGCTATGATCAATTGATATAAATTAGGAGTTGAATCTTTATATTTAACTTTATTTGATAGGAGAGTTCCTATCAGTCCTAAAGCAGATGCCATTGCAAACTTTACTCTAGGCTTATGAGATCTAGATAAAATTATTTCAGTCAGTTCTCTGATTTTACCTTCAGGCTTTGGAAATTTTACTTTCTTTTTTTCTGTTGCTTTCTCTATTATTTTTTCTACTTCTTCAGTTCCTATTCTTATTTCTAGTCCTGAAGGCTGAATCATTTTTCCTTTTCGTTCAACAGTATTTACTAATGAAGTATAAAGTTTTAAAGCTGCTGTATAGCCAGTTCCTTTATGTGGTTCCTTTTTATCTAGAAAATATGGAGGAGTATGATTTTCATTATCATAGGCTGTCATTTCATTGATAACTTCTGTAGCGTCTTCTCCTCTTTGAATCATTGCAGAACAAATATCTACTAATTTATTATGCCTTCCTTCTGTATCTCCTTTAACGATCTCTTCAGCATCGACACTTCTAAACCATGATTCAGGAAGAGTAGGTAAATCTTCTGTGTCATAGGAGAGTAGAGTTTCATTGGTCGTCCAGACATAAGCTTTATTAGTTTCGGGGTGTACTGACGGCGGCAAAACAGTCTGATTCCCATTAGATAAAAGCTCAATGCCCAAATCGTGACGTTTAAAATTAATCTCTCCGTTATACTTAAAGAATCTTGTCTCACCTTTCTTTCCTTTTTTAGCTACTGGAGATAATGGAACTTTATCTAAAGCAGAATCTTTATCAATATCAATTGCAATTACTCCAGATAATTTTCCACAGAGTAATCCCATATTTCTATTTTTGTATTTTTTCATCCATGCAGAAATTAATAATTCTGATGGAACTTGTTCTGCAAAGCGACTCCAGCCATAAATGACTGGAACTTTCCCATTAAGAGGAATTACTATAAGATCCTTCTCAAAGTATTCTGTACAATTGTCAGCAAACATTTAACTTCCTTGTTTTTTCTCGTAAAAATCTATTATTTCCCAGTCATTTGCTAAAAGATCTTCTTTATTTATAAGACATTCTCCATCTAGGTCTACAAATTGATTGAAACTTATAAAGCATATTCCTGCTTCTGTAATATAATCCTTATCAATTCTACATGAATGATCTGAAGATCTTCTTATATCACCACCTTCTTTAATGGCGCTTAAAAAATTCACATTTAACTCCTTAATGTAATTTTATAGTTTTGCTTAAATCTTCTAATTTGATAGCGCCATGACTTTGAGTAATTATTATCCTGCAATTTGTTGCGCATGGTTCTGACTGTTTTAAATAAGTTTGCATTGTTGAAAGAGGTATCTCACAGGCTTTAGCGAAGGTAGAGAGTGTTATTTGGTTTTTTTCTAAAAAATCTATAATTGTCATTTAATGAGATCCTGTTAAATATTTAATGTAATCCTGTTGACATGTTGATCAAATAATATTTTAATCTGTTCAAACTTTCAAGGAGAATATTTTGTTCACTACAACAAAAAAATGCGTAGATGGAAGATCAGTTATTTTAGCTATGGGACCTTCTGGTATAGGAAAGACTAGGTTAATACAGACTCTTCCAGATTTAAGTAAAGTTTTAATTATTAATGCTGACAATGGATTAAAGACTTTAGAATCATATAAAGAAGAGATTCCAGTTTATGATTTAACAAAGAAACCAAAACGGGATTCCAAGAAAAAAATTGTTAAAGATTCGGATGGAAAGGATGTTCTAGAAGCTGTTCCATATGAAGATAGATTTCCTAAACTACTTAATTTTTTAAATACTCACGCAAATAATCCAGATATTAAAGATGGATTTGAATGGCTAGTATTTGATGACATTACAGAAATATTATCAATGCTATATTTTTATTTATCACAGCTCCCAGATTTCAAAGACGATGATTCTAAAACTCTTAAACTATTCGGACTATACGACAGAACAGGAACGCATTTAATGAAAAAAATAAGAGACTTCGTTCCTTATAATATTTTGTTTCTTGGATTAACTTGTAAAGTAAAAGATGAAGATACTGGTAAAATACTATAGGAGTTAAATTAGGACAAAGAATTCCATCTTTAATGGATGAAGTTTTTTATTATGATTTTGTTAAAGACTCAAATGGTAAAATGGTAAGAAAAATAATTACTGAAACTCATAAAACAGCAATAGCTAAAGATAGATCTGGAGAATTCGCATCTTCTGAAGAATCCATGTCTGCACTTTGCGATGCATACTTTTTTACTGCATTTCTATCATCATAATCATCTTTACCTTTTTTAACTACTACGTGAGCATCCATTTCTAATCCGATCAATTGATCTGCTCCAGTAAAAATATCAATATCTGCTCCTGATGATATAATTAAATTTTTGAGCTGACTCTTTCCAATGTTTTCTGCTTTCTCGGATTCATTAACAACATTAAAAAGATCAAAGATCTTTCTTCCATTGTGGTCTTCTCCTAATACAGTTAATTCAACGCTAATGTATTTACCTTTACCGTCTTTTGTATCACAGACTTCAGCTTTCTCTACCTGTACTGGATAAACTCCTTTAGGTAAAAGATCAAAGCTGACATCTTCAATATCATCTAATGTAAAATCAAAATCCATAAATTCTCCTTATTGTTATCTAAGTTTTTTAACTTAGCTTATGATTTCTCTTCTTATTGAGTCGATGCAATTTCTACAAGTAACTTTATTAATATTCTCTGTAGTTTGCAGTAAAGCTCTATACCCTGCTGTATTACATTTAAAATCTGTAGTATGAACTGAATCTTTATATTTACTTTTGAACTTTCTTATCTTTCTTTTTTTCTTTAGGTTTTTTGGCTTCATTAGTGATTCCTTTCATCTTAATTAATATGTTGGTGAGATTTGGATCTTCAAATTTATTTAATTTCCCTGATCTATCTTTAGCTATTGCTGTTTTATGAGTTTCAGTAATTATTTTTCTTACCATTTTACCATTTGAGTCTTTAACAAAATCATAATAAAAAACTTCATCCATTAAAGATGGAATTCTTTGTCCTAATTTAACTCCTATAGTA